ATCCGGGGGCATGGGCATGACGGCCTGCATGCCTGCCGGCACTCGTTCGACGGATTGGCGGCTCCCTGATGCCCAACGCCCAAGGCATCACCGTCGTGCTCACCCCGCTCGAGCGCAAGCTGATCCGCGAGGCGCTCAACGAACTGCACCGCACCGTCGTGCTCACGCCCGTCGAGCGCGATGTCTACGCCCAACTACTGCGCCGCATCCCGGCGCCGGATGGAGAACGATGAACACCTGGACGAACTACGTCCGCTTCGGCGTCTACTACGTCGGGCTGGTCGACGAGCACGGCACACTGATCCGCGAACATCCGATCGGCTTCAATGACGTCGGTGACTCTGCTCGCGCCGTCGCGCGCCTGAACGCGAAGGAGGCCGGCATCGCTGGCGTCCCGGCGCCGGTGCAGCCGGAGGACGAGGCGCGCGCCTCACGACAGGCGCGCATCGCCGAGCTTCGCGCGAGGCGGCAGTCGGCATGAGCAACCTCAAGACCGAGTTGAAGACCGAGGCCGTGATCCTCATGCGGCAGAACGGCACCACGATGGCGGTGCATGTGCCGAACCTGCAGCTGCTCATGAGCCCGGTGATAAACGAGCCGGACATCCGGCACGCGCTGATCTACTTCATGCCGCCGCCGACGATCGAGGGCTACGAGGTCGAGGCATCCGGCATCGCCGACAAGATCACCGTCTGGGCTGGCCCGGACCCGTTCGTCAAAGACGAGCGCATGATCCGCAATCACGTAGAGGGGATCGAAGCATGAAGTGCCCCGAGTGCGCACAGGGCAAGCCGCGCAACTGCATCGGCTGGACCCTGGACGAGAACGACAACGAGGTGCGCTGCAGCACCATCGACACGAGATGGGAAACGTCATGACGACTGAGCAGATGGACGAGAAAGACGACTACTGGCGCGACCGCATCCCGCTCCACGTCCGCATGGCGGCCGACGCCGAGGCGGCTAAGCAGGAAGCGCTGGCCGACGAGGCGCTCTGCGACGACCCGGACTGCCCGCGCCCTCATGGGCACGAGGACGACGACGAATGGCTGACCCGCGCCGTGGACCGCCTGACAGAGCTCGGCTACTCCATCGCGGCGCCCGGCGCGGAGGTGCAGATCCTGAACCCCGACGAGCCGGCGCCGGACCTGGACCCGGAGCAGCACTTCGGCAACGAGCACGAGATCGACACAGGCATCGTCGACATCACCCGGCACAGTGAGGACACGATGCGCAAGGTGGACCAAGCGCTGTTTGAGGCGGGGGTCAATGGGGTGAACGCTCGGAGCGACATCATCACCGCCCTGCAGAACGCGGGCATCCTGTTCCGCGAGCGCGCCCCGGAGTACGAGCCCGTCCCGGCGGACGAGCCGGCCTCCGAGCACCCGGGGATCTCAGACGAGTTCTGGGAGAAGGTGCCGCCGGAGGAGCGGGAGGCGTTCTCGAGGTTCCTGACCCGGAAGGTCACCGTCAAGCCGGAGGAGTACGTGACGTTTGCCGAGGAGCCGATCGAGCAGCGCCTCCGTCGCAGTTGGCTGAACGGCTTTCGCGACGGCGTCGATCGCGCGTCCTTCGCGGCGACCGAGTCGACCGGGCGGTGGGATTACTGATGGGTGACACCGAGTTCATCTGGGCACAGCAGGTCGACGATGACCCGGTGCGCTGGATGGGCTGGTTCACCACGCCGAAGAACCCGGATGGACTGTCCTGCCGGCATCGGCATCACACTGAGCATGCGGCGCTCGCCTGCAGCGACGCCCGTCGTCGTGTTGCCACCAGTGCGGAGCACCAGAGAAGGTAGCGTGTTACGCTTCCGCCATGCCGTACGAGCCGCGGATCGGGGTGGCGAGAGACGCTCAAGTCGTCTTCCGCCTCGCTCCGCATGAGGTCGAGCAGGTCAACATCGCTCGCAACGGGCGGACCCGCAGTGACTACATCCGCAGCCTGATCCAGAAGGATCTCGACGAGCGGGGACTGAAGTGAGCGACGACGAGAGCACTCCGCCGTCCAACGTGATCGTCTTCCGTCCCGGCAAGAAGCCGCCGACCAGGGCGAAGAACGAGCCGCCGGCAGAGAAGAAGCCCGTCGTCCGTGTCGGAATTCCGACACTCCCGCAGGGCCAGGTCGACATGGAGACGCTGCGCCGGAACGCGACCAACCCGTCCAAGCGCGCATACGCCGCGTACGTGATGCGGAAGCGCTCAGTCCCCTACCAGGAGATCGCTGAGCTTCTCGAATACCCGAGCGCCGAGCACGCTCGCGGGGCGGTCGCGGGCTTCATCGCCAGCGTCGAAGGCAAGCCGGAGACCGTCGAGGTGATGCGTCAGACGCTGATCGGCACGATGGAGGATTCTCTCCGCCGCTCGATCGAGTTTGCGGGCGCCGACTACTTCGAGGACGCCGACGGGAACCGGTACGCCAACGAGAACCGGCTCGCCTGGCACAAGGAACTCCGCCAGGACGTCGAGGTGCTCGCTCGCATCTCCGGCGCACAGGCCGCGGCGCAGCTGCGGCTGCTCTCCCCCGAGTCTGAAGAGCTCGACCAGATCGTCCGCCAGTTGGAAATCGCGGCAGGACGCAGTGTGGCAGAGGCTGAAGACGTCCTCATCCTGGACGTCATCCAGGATGAGGCCAGCGATGGCTGACCTGCCCGACTGGGACATCCTCGACAGCGAGGTCCGCCGCAAGGCCGCCGCGTCGAACTCGCGCTACGACCAGGTCACGATCTACACCACGCCGCCCCAGCGCAAGCTGCTGTTCGCTGCGGCGAAGTACCGTGACCTGGCGATGCAGTCATACGCACGTCGCGCGGTCGTCGCGTTCGCCGCGCACGACCTGATGCTGCCCTGGTCCTACGTGATGGCCGACGAGCCGTTCGTCACGCACTTCGACCAGACCGGGCTGTTCCGTCAGCGCCAGTATCTGGCCGGAGCCGGGTTCGGCCCCTGGATCATCGAAGAGCTCTCGGAGTACGAGTCATGAGCATCCCTGACCTGTCCTCGCTCGCGCCTGCGGCGCGCGCGGAAGTGCTGAAGCGGTACAAGGCGCGCGAGGCGATGCACCTCGAGGCGTTCTACTGCACGCGCGGGCGCGTGTGCGACGGGGATCCGCATGAGGGCTTCCCCTGGCAGCACGCACGCGCCGACCAGTGGCCGCCGCCGGGAACCGACTGGTTCACCTGGATCGAAATGGGTGGCCGAGGATCCGGCAAGACCCGCACTGGCTCGGAGTACACCCGGCAGGCCAGCAAGCAGATCCCGCAGATCACCCTGATCGGACAGACCGCGACAGCCGTCCGCGACGTCATGATCGAAGACCCCGACTCCGGCATCATCCGCGTCTTCGAGCGCTACGGCGAGAAGGTCCGGTACGAGCCGACGAAGCGCCGCATCACCCTGCCGAACGGAGCGATCGCGCGCGTGTTCAGCGCCGAGGAGCCCGACCGGCTGCGCGGTCCTCAGCATGGCTTCATCTGGTTCGACGAGCCCGCGCACTTCCCGAAGATCCAGGAGGTCTGGGACATGGCGCTGCTCGGGCTCCGGAAGGGGCGGCGCCCGCACATCCTGCTCACCACGACGCCGCTGCCCACGAAGTGGATGAAGGCGCGGATCGCCGAGTCATCCACGCGCCTCGCGCGCGTGTCCACCTACGCGAACCTGAAGAACCTCGCGCCGTCCACCGCGCAGGTGATCCTCTCCCGCTACGAGGGCACCCGGCTCGGCCGGCAGGAGCTTCACGGCGAGATCCTCGAAGACGTTGAGGGCGCACTGTGGGCGATGTCGATGCTCGAATACGCCACCATCCCGATCGAGGACATGGACCGGATCGTGGTCGGCATCGACCCGGCCGGATCGGTGAAGCGCACCTCGGACGACACTGGCATCGTCGTCGGCGGCATCGCGGCGGGTGTCGGCTACGCGATCGAGGACGCCACCGACACGTACACGCCGGAGGGGTGGGCGCGACGAGCGATCGCGCTCTACGAGAAGTACAGCGCTGACGCCATCACCGTCGAGCGCAACTACGGCGGCGACATGGTGAAGTCGAACCTGAAGGCGGCCGGCTTCACCGGCCGCATCATCGAGGTCACCGCGACGCGCGGCAAGAAGGTCCGCGCCGAACCGATCGTGAACAAGTACGAGCAGCACCTGGTGAAGCACTTCCCAGGACTCGGTGATCTCGAGGATGAAATGACCACCTGGGTGCCGGACTCGAATGATCCATCGCCGAACCGCGTGGATGCACTGGTCTGGGTACTCACCGAGCTTCTGCTGAGAGGTGGCGGGTCGACGAGCACCGGCATCCCTCGCGGCAAGGTCGGTGGGCCGAACCCGAAGAAGTGGCTCCGGCGATGACCGAGACGATGGAGATCGAGCTTGTCGGCGGTCCTGCCGACGGTTCTCGAGCGACAGTCCCCGAACACACCCACATCTGGGTGGTCCACCAAGCACCGATGAGTGCGCCTGAGTTCATCGCCACATACGAGCGTCCTGAACTCTTCGAGTTCGCGACGCTGCAGTCGCATGAGTATGCCTATGTGAAGACGCAGCGCCGGGCATACTCCGGGTGCTGGGTGTTCACCTACACCGGAGAGAGGTCGAAGAAATGATCGAGATCGGATCGGACTACGAGATCGCCTGGTGGGCGGCGATCCTGGCGGTCATCGTCGGCGTCGTCGGGAGCGCACGCCTGACGCGGGTCATCACGCACGACGACTACCCGCCGGCCATCGCGATCCGGATCTGGTGGGACGGCGTCACAAAGGATGGCCCGTGGGCCAAGTTGGTGCACTGCCCTTGGTGCATGGGACCGTGGATCACACTGATCTGCCTCGGCTGGTTCATGCTCGGCATGATCCTGTGGTGGGCCGCGCTTGCATGGTGGCTGTTCTGGGGCTGGCTCACGCTGAGCTACTGGACCAGCCAGTACGTGTACTTCGACGAGGGCAGGGACTCGGAGTAGCCTCGCGATCACGTTCGACGATGTCGCCCCAGGCGAATAGGCTCGCCGCGCGCTAAGATCCAGCCTCAGAGGCGTGCGCCGAGAGCGCACGCCCACCTGAGCGCCGAGGGGGCCCAATGCCACGGGGGACGCCGTTTCGATCTGAAGTCCTTGCAGTCCCCGCGACAGGGTTCGTCGCTGCCGCAAGGAACTTCACGATCGGCAAAGCCAACCGCAATTGGAGCGGCAAGGGTGGACGCTCCGCGGGGGAAGAGTGGCAGAACGCCGCGTGGGACTTCTACGACTCCATCGGCGAGTATCGCTACGGCGTCGATTGGGTAGGCAACCTGCTCAGCAAGGCCACGCTCTATGTCACCGGGCCGGATGGCGAGCCGAGTAAAGACGAGCGTGTCATCGAGGCGATGGCGGCATTGTTCGGAGGGCCAGAAGGCCAAGCCGAGATGCTCCGAATGCTGGGCATCCAGTTCACCGTCGCAGGCGAAGCGTTCATCGTCGGTCTGGATGCTGACGGGGAAGACGACTGGTTCGTGATCGCCGCGACGGAGATCACGCGCAAGGGCGGCACCACCTTCTCGATCGGCACCGGCAGCGACAAGATCGAGGCCGACACCGCCGACTCGATGGTGATCCGGATCTGGCGTCCGCATCCGCGCAAGCCGAAGGTCTCCACGAGCCCCTCGCGGGCAGTGCTGCCGATCCTCTCCGAGATCGAGCGGCTCACGATGCACGTCGCCGCGCAGCTGGAATCCCGACTGACCTCAGCGGGCCTGCTCATCCTCCCCAGCCAGTTCTCGTTCCCGACGCTGCCGTCGCGCAAGATGAACGCCGAAGACCCGGACGTTGCGCCGGTTGCCTCGCAGGTCGCGAACCCCGCGCAGGCATTCGCCGACCTTCTCGTGGAGATCGCGTCCATCGCGATCGACGACCCGAGCGACGCGAGCGCGAAGGTGCCGATCGTCACTCAGGTCGATGGCGAATACATCGACAAGGTGCAGTTCCTCAAGTTCTGGACCGACCTCGACCAGCACGCCATCGAGCTACGCCAGGAGGCGATCCGTCGCCTCGGCCTCGGCATGGACATGCCGCCCGAGATCCTCTCCGGCACTGCTGACGTCAACCACTGGGGCCAGTGGGCGATCGACGAAGCGGCGATCAAGTCACACTCGGAGCCCCTGCTCAAAGTCATCACTTCCAGCCTGACCGTCGGCTATCTGCGCCCCGTGCTCGAGTCACTCGAGATGGACCCGGAGGAAGTGAAGGGCTTCTCGATCGCTGCGGACACCGCGGACCTGCGTCTGCGGCCGAACCGGTCGAAAGAGGCGATGGAGCTCTACGACCGTGGCGTCCTGAGTAAGGAAGCCGTGGTCCGGGAGAACGGATTCGACGAGACCGACGTCATGGGCGACGTCGAGCGCACCGAATGGCTCACCGTGAAGCTCGCTGAAGGCCAGACCACCCCTGAGCTTGTCGCCCAGGGTCTCACTCTCCTCGGCGTGCCCGTCACCGCGCCTGCCGAGCCCGCCGAGGAGACTCATGAGCAGAGGCCGACGCCGACCAAACGCCTGCACCCGGTTACTGGACCCCCCTCCGACGGCGAAGTCCCGGAGGAACTGGTTGCGGGTAGCGAGATTCTGGTCTTCCGGGCGCTCGAAAGGGCCGGCAACCGACTGAAGAACCGGGTCAACGGGCACATTCCGGCTAAGACGACCGCGGCGAAGCTCTACATGCGCCTCCCCGCGCTCTCCGAAGCGGAGATCGCGGCCGTTCTCGAGGACGCATGGACCTGTGTGGACGATTTCGGGCTGCCGAGCGACACTGACACGCTCGTTCGGACCCTGGACAGCTACACCCGGACCATCATGACCCTCCGGAAGCCCCCGGATCGCGAACTTCTGCGCGAACACCTCGCCCTGATGCGACTTGAGCACCCCGCGAGCATCTGATGGACCCGATTTCCTTCGCTGCCGCTCGGAAATCACTCCTCGAGAGCGCCGATGAGGCTCTCGAGCCCTATGTCGATGACGCGCTGCACCGTTTGCTCGCTGGGGACCCCGACTGGGACGAGGATCTCGTCATGGCGGCCTCCCAGTTGTGGCTGCAGGTGTTCGACGAGGAATCCGACGACGGAAATCGCGGGGTAGCGCTCGCACGCTTCCGCAAGAGCCTCCGGGCGAGCCTGGCGAAGACATCCGACCCCGGAATGGATGTCGAAGAGGCCCAGGTTAACCGGATCACGTACTGGCTGAGCGGATACGCGGTCAACTCGGCAACAGTGGCCGGCGCTTTCTCTCGGGGGGTCCGTTTCAAGCGCTGGGTGACCATGCACGACGATTCGGTGCGTGAGATTCACGTCGCCACCGATGGACAGATCGTTCCCATTGGTGGGACATTCAGTGTGAGCGGTGAGAAGCTGCGCCACCCCGGGGAACCGGTCGGAGACCCCGAGATTTGGATCCAATGCCGGTGCTTGGCACAGCCGGCAGGCAGGGATGGAGAAGCCATGAGCAGCACGACGTATGCGATCGGTCCTGACGACGAGATCGACGACAATCCTGACGTTGTCGAGGGCTACGACATTGTGAGGGCAGCCGCCGTCGTGGACGAGACGGACATCGCCGTCGAGCCCGCCGACGAGGCCGAACTGCCGGACATCGACGAGCCGGAGGACGGCGAGGAGCTCATCACCGAGATTCCCGTCCACGGCGTGCTCGCACCGGAAGGCGTGAGCACGGGCGACGGTCGCAAGTTCGCGCTCGGTGCACTGTCCACCCGACCGCTGCCGCTCCCGCTCCGCTACGAGACGGTCGGCACGCACGGCGGGCAGACCAGCGATGTCGTCACGGTCGGCCGGATCGACGAGGCGTGGCGCGATGAGGCCACCGACTCTTGGCGGTTCCGTGGTGCGGTCGTACTGACCAAGCCGTTCGCGCAGGAGGTCATCGACGGTCTGGTCGACGGAACCATCCGTGGCATCTCGATCGACGGGGACGACGCCGAGATCGAGATTCCCGAGGAGCCCACCGGCGAGGGCGACGATGTCATGGACGCCATCCTCGACATGATGAACCCGGGCGAGACGGTGTTCTCGAAGATGCGCGTCGCAGGTGCGACGATCGTTCCCATCCCCGCGTTCCAGGAGGCGTACACCGCGCTCGGTCATGAGTTCCAGGAGGATCTCAGCGAGGAGCAGCTTGCTGCGCAGGCCGCGGCGCTGCAGGCGTGCGGATGCGCGACCGGCGAGTACCGCGAGTTCCCACCTGAGGAGCGCGAGAAGCAGGCCGAGCAGGGTAACGCCATGCCGGACGGCAGCTACCCCATCGAGAACTGCGAGGATCTCGCCAACGCGATCCAGGCCATCGGTCGGGCCAGCGATCCCGAGGCGACCAAGGCGCACATCCGTAAGCGTGCCGCCGCGCTCGACTGCCCGGACATCGAGCTCCCCGAGGACTGGTCGCTCAAGCCGTGGCCCGGTGACCTGACTGCCGAGGAGCAGGCCGAGTTCCTGGCCGAGATCCCCGGCCTGTTCCGGGCATCGGCCAAGGGCGAGGCATTCGCCCCCGGCACCAGGGACGCTCCCGGGTGGATCACCCATCCGGTGCCCACCCAGCGGCTCCGCAACTACTGGACCAAGGGTGCTGGTGCCTCGAAGATCCGGTGGGGGCAGCCAGGAGACTTCAATCGCTGCAGGACGCAGCTGGCGAAGTACATTGCCAACCCTGACTGGCTGGCGGGCGCCTGTGCCAACCTCCATAAGGAGGCACTCGGCTTCTGGCCGGCACAGCACCGCGGCAAGATTAGCGCATCCGTCATCGCGGCTGCCGGCGCACCGGTCGCGCGACTGGTCCAGCCGGAGCACAAGGTCTATCCGGCCGAATACTTCTCCGAGCCGACACTCGACCGCGCCTACCCGATGAAGATCGACCGCGAGACGCGCCGCATCCACGGCTACGTCAGCGAGTGGGGCGTCTGCCACGTCGGGATCACGGGGTTCTGCCAGGAGGTGCCGACGTCGACGACCGACTACGGCTACTTCAAGAAGGGCGTGATCGACACCACCGAGGGCGAGCAGTTCGTCGGTTGCCTCAGCTGGGGCGGACATGCCTCGGAGCGCATGAGCATGGCCGCAGCGTCGGCGTTCTACGACAAGCCGGATGCTGTCCGCGCATTCGTGAACGTCGGCGAGAACGCTTACGGCGTCTGGTTCTCCGGCATCATCCCGCCGGACGTGACCGACGAGGACATCACCAAGATGCGTGCGATCGGTGCAGTCTCGGGTGACTGGCGTGAAGTGCGCGGCAACCTCGAACTCATCGGCGTCCCCGTCGTGAACACCCCGGGCCTCCCGGTGCGTCAGCTGGCGGCATCCGCCGGTCGGCAGACGGTGATGATCGGCGCCGGAGCACTCAAGCCGGAGCCGGTGGAGACGTTCGCGGTGAACATAGGGATGGACCCGGAGTTCGTCGCTGGCCTCGTCCGCACAGCGGTGGACGAGTACCGTCACCGGGAGAAGATCGCTGCTCGCGCCGAACCGGCGCGAGCGAAGGTGCGTCAGCGTCGCCTGGCGGCGGCACGGGCGCAAGTCCAGAAGGAGGGCTGACTCATCGCCTGCAGCTGCCAGGGAAACAAGGGCGCGACCAGCGCGCCCAAGAGCTACACCGTCACCGCGCAGGACGGCACGAAGAAGACCTACAAGACGGAAGTTGAGGCTGCTGCGGCGGCCCGACGACTGCATGGAAGCTATCGAGCCGCCTGATCATTCAGGATCCCGAGGATAGGTCCGCTTGCGCTCGGCCGCGCAGCGGGCCTATTCTCGTGCCAGAGCAACACCCCTCTGTGCCGTAGGTGCGAGGTGAACCCGTTTCTGAAACCGGGTCGCCTACGCCGACCCCTACCGCCCGGAGGAATCCCATGCGTTTCTCAATGCCCGAGAGCCTTGAGGGCCTCTCGATCGCTGAACTCGACAAGCTCTACCTTGAAGGTCACGCCGAATCCCAGGAGCTCGCCGGCATCGCCGATGACGAGATCACGGACGCGCAGATCGACGAGCTCGAAGCGCTGAACGGCAATCTCGACACGATCGTCGAGGCACGCAACGCGCTCGAGGCCGCGGCCACTGACCGCGCCAACCGACTCGCTGCGGCCCGCAGCAAGGTGGCGGAGGGCTCGACCTCCGCCGAAGACCCCGATGGCGACGACGACGAGGATGCGGGGGACGAGGAGGGCGACGAGCCCGACGAGGAGCCCGAGGTCGCGGACGAGGTCGCGGAGGAGAAGGAGCTCGTGACCGCATCCGCCAAGCGTCCTGTCGTCCGCCGTGCGGCGAGCAAGACGCCCCCGCCCGACCTTCCTGTCCGCAAGACGGGTGGCACGCTGATCGCCTCGGCGAACGTCCCCGACTTCTCGGCCGGCGCCAAGCTCGAAGGCATGGATGACCTGGTCAAGGCATTCATGGCGCGCTCGCGCATGTTCGTCGGACGCAGCGATGCGGCCAAGATGGAGCGCTACGGCGTCGCCAAGATCAACCGCCCCGAGAGCGACTTCACGGTCAGCGGCAAGATGTCCTCGTCCGAGCAGCTGGCGATCGTCGAGCAGGCGGCCAAGGGCCAGCGGCTGCAGACGCTCATGGCGTCCGGTGCCTGGTGCGCCCCGTCCGACACGGTCTACGACTTCTGCGAGAACGAGACGGCCGAGGGGCTGTTCTCCCTCCCGGAGATCACGATCACCCACGGTGGCCTGAACTTCTCGAAGGGTCCGCAGCTGGGCGACCTGCTCGCCGACCCGAACTTCGGATTCGTCCAGACGGAGGCGCAGGCTGAGGCCGGCACCCCCAAGGTCTGCTTCGAGTTCGAGTGCCCCCCGTTCGAGGACCACCGCCTCGACGCCTTCGGCTACTGCTTCAAGGCGCCGATCCTGACCGCCTCCCCGGCGGGCTGGCCCGAACTCATTCGCCGGTTCTTGAGCCTGTCGACCATCGGCTGGCAGTACAAGATGTCGGCGATCCAGCTGCAGCGGGTCTCGACGGCGATCGGTGCCGCGACGAACTTCGTGGAACTCGGTGGCGTCTCGGCCGACATCCTCGACGCTCTCTCGCTGCAGGCGGCGGTCATCCGTCAGGAGCAGTTCCTCTCGCCGACCGAGACGATCGAAGTGGTGCTCCCGATCTGGGCCAAGGAGATCTTCCGCGCCGACCTCGCCCGCCGCTCCGGCCAGGCTCTGCTCGCCTACACGGACGCGCAGATCCAGCAGGCGTTCACGGCCCGCCACCTGGCCCCGCAGTGGATCAACGGCTACCAGCCGCTGGCCACCACGGGCACCGCATGGCCGACCACGATCGAGGCTCTCGTCTACCCCGCCGGCACGTACGTCTGGGGCAACAACGACGTGATCAACCTCGACACTGTGTACGACTCCGCGGGCCTCGCGGTCAACATGTACACCGCAGTGTTCTTCGAGGAGGCGGGCGTGCTGATCAACCGTTGCGGCTCTGGCCGCAAGGTGTCGATCGACATCTCGTGCCTCAAGGGCATCACGGGGGCCAACGAGCTCTCCTGCATCATCCCGTGAGTAATTCCGGGGGTCACGGCTCGCCCGGCGTGACCCCCGGAATCCACTCCTGAGAGGAGGTGGGCAAGATGTCGAACCCGACTACGACCGTTCCGACTCCCGTTCGCAAGGACCGACGCGGAGGAATCAAGTCCGTCATCGGCGACTTCGTCTCAGCCGAGCGTCTGGCAGTCGCGACGAACTTGCAGTGGGTCGCTGACGACTGCGACTTCCCCAAGGCTGCCCCGGGGCTCTGCTACGCAGCGATCCCGGTCACCGGCAACAAGACATTCAGCGGCATCGCGGTTGGCGACGGCCCTGTCTTCGCGCTCTATGCCGGGGTGCAGTGCTACCTCGGCAACGACACCGACTACGCCGAGCGCGCTCGCGCACAGCTTGAGGCTGGCGAGGCCCGGGGCGTTGAAGAGGTGCTCTGGGAGTACGGGATGAGTGCCGGCGGCACCGGTCCTGCCCAGACATCCTGGGTCGCCGCATTCGGCCAGGCTGACGAGGCGGCGGACACGCTGTACGTCGGCCGTCCGGTCATCATGGTGTCCCGCTTCGTGGCGGCGCAGGCGCGCGCGGCCAAGGCGATCTTCGGCGACGAGGAGGGCAACCTCTGGACCGTCAACGGAACGCCGATCATCGCGTCCGCGGCGGCCTCCGACACGGCGCTGATCGTGTTCGGCTGGATCACGGTCTACGCCAGCGGCCTCACCACGTCGACGGCGTACGACCCCACGGTCAACCAGGAACTCGCGCTCGCGGAGCGTGCCTACGGCATCGCCGTGGACTGCAACTTCGCGCTGCACTACGACGTGACGGTCACCGATGGCGGCGGCGGCGGCGGTGTGGTCAGCGGCCCGCTCGGCACACTGACCGGCCCGGTCTTCGTCGATCCTCAGGACGGGCAGCCTCAGTACCTCACGCTGGTCACCAAGGAGTCGCAGGACTACGTGGACTACCAGTGGAAGACGCCCACGGATGCGGACTTCCTCCCCAGGTTCTCGGCACAGAAGATCACGGCGACCAAGTTCCACATCGACGTCTCCCGCGATGAGACGCGCACTTACCGCGCTGTCTCGGGGCCAATCGGGAGTGAGCTCTACAGCAACGAGCACACCGTCGAGGTGGCCCTCGGACTGATCCTGGACTACAGCGGCGAGGTGGTCGGCCAGCCGATCTACCCGAGCACCAATCCCACCTATGGACTGATCTCGGAGCTGTCCCAGTACCACTCGATCAACGGCGGCCCGGCGATCCTCCAAGTGGCGTCGCAGAACGGCCCCTCGTCCTGGGGTGTCGCGATCGACACGACCGGGCTGGTGTCGGGCGACCGCGTCAAGATCTGGTCCTCGTCCCCGGGGTTCGAGGACTCGAACGTCGTGGAGGTCATTCTCCACACCCTCGTCGACGACGGCTGGACCGTCGGTGAGCTCCGGCAGTTCGCCGCCGACCACGAGCCGCCGATCGCTATCCCGTCCGGCGCACACAAGGCCGAGATCCTCGCACTGATCCTCGCCGCAATCGCTGAGGAGGACTGATGACTGACATCCCAGAGGGCTACGGCATCATCGCCGGCCGCAGCAGCGAGAACGCGCGCGCCGCGCTCGCCGCCGCCGAGGCGGCAGGCGTCAGTACGTCGCTCGTCGAGGCTGTGAAAGAGGGCTACCTCGTGCCAGACGCCGTGCTCAAGGCGTTCCACGGCGAGATCGCGGAGGCAGAGGCGGACGCCGAAGCCGACGATGCACCGACTTCCGATTGGAAGAACGCCGACATCGAAGCCTGGGCTGAGGCCCACGGGGTCGATCTCGGAGGCGCCACAAAGAAGGCCGACATGCTCGCTGCAATCAGCACGGCAGACACCAAGGAGGAATGATGGCAACGCACACTACCCGGTGCCTGTCGCTGGTCAAGGGCCGTCGCATCCGTGTGACGCAGCTTGACGGCTGTGGGCGCCCCGTCTACGGAGACGACTCGCAGGTCGTCTCCAAGGGGTTCATCAGTGTCGCATTCACCGCGAACACCACGGACTCGGACGAGATCAGCGTCACGAACGCCGCAGGCGACATCTGCGTGTTCGAGCCGTCGGTCACGTCGCTCACCGGCTACGGCGTGGAGATCTCGTTCTGTGAGGTCGACCCCGAACTCTTCGCGCTGGTCACCGGCCAGCCCGTCGTGCTCGGCGGTGACGGAACGACCGTCATCGGCTTCGACGTGGACCCCAACATCTCGCTCGAGAACTCGAACTTCGCGCTCGAGCTCTGGGCAGGGTCGCCCACCGGCGATGCCTGCTCCACCGCGGGCGCACAGGGCGCGTACGGCTACCTGCTCCTGCCCTACCTGCACGGCGGCATCCTCGGTGACTTCACCGTGGAGAACGGCGCCGTCACGTTCACGCTGACCGGCGCGAACACCAAGGAAGGCAACGCCTGGGGCAAGGGTCCGTACCCCGTCATGCTGTCGCCCACAGGCGTCAACGAGGTCCAGCGCGCGACGATCACCGGTGTCCCCACCGGTGGCACGTTCACGCTGACCTACTCGGGGTCGACCACGTCGGCCATCGCGTACAACGCGACGGCGGGTGCGGTCCAGACCGCGCTCGAGGCGCTGAACAACCTGGCTCCCGGCGATGTCACGGTCAGCGGTGGCCCCGGCCCCGGCACTCCGTACACGTTCACGTTCGGCGGCACGCTCGCCGGCAAGGACGTCGTGGCCATGACGGCAACGGGCACCTTCACGGGCGGCGCCACGCCGACGATCACGATCAGCACGATCACGCCTGGCGTCGTCCCGGCGTCGAGCGTGATGTCCACGTCGATCTCGTCCACGGCGGCCCTCCGCACGATCATCGTCGACCTCGAGCCGCCGGCATCCGCCTGTGGTGCGCGTCCCCTGCTCGACCCGGGTCTGCCGTCGCTCACCGCCGTTGCCGGCGTCGTGACGGGGCTCTCGGTCGCGCTGACGGTCACGCCTGCGGCGACCGGCCCGGTCTGGTACGACTTCGGGGACGGCACCTGGGACTACGTGGCCGCGCCTGGCACGACCACGCACGTCTACCCGTCGGCAGGCGCCTACACCGTGAAGGCCACCCAGAACAACAAGTGGGTGTCCGCGACGGTCAACCCGGTCTGACCCGAGAACTAGGAGCGCATCATGGCAGGTCTGACCCCGGCGTTACAGCAGCAGGTGCTCGACAGCGCCATCCTGTTCCCGACGACGGGGGCGACCGACCACATCGCGTACTCCGCGAACGGCACATCAGAGACGGCCTCGCTCGCGCGCACGGCCGTAGGAGCGACGGGGTGGGCGGCTGCGACGGCCGCCACCCCGTCGGTCAAGGCGAACAACGCGGTCCTGACCACCGCACCGGCCACGGGGCCCGTGACCGTGACGCACTTCGCGGTCTTCTCGGCCGCGACGGCGGGCACGCAGAAGACGGACTGGACCGCCCTCATCACTTCCCGCACGCTCGCGGTCAGCGACTCGGCGCAGTGGGCGGCCGGAGCGCTGCAGATCACACTCGACTGATCGCGAGGTTCTCCCGAAGGGGGTGACAGCCAGTGGCATTCCCCACGATTGTCGGGAGAACGAGCGGCGCCAGTGCATCGGCAGTCACTAGCACGCCGGTCACCCTGCCCGCACACGAGGCCGGGGACTTCCTCTACGTCATCTTCTCGATAGGCGTGGCGGAGACTCTGGTAGCCCCCGCAGGATGGACACGGCTCCAGGTGGGCGTGTCAGCTGCGGCGCCTATGGGAGCGATGGGGATTGGGCGCATCGCCACGAGTAGTGCCGAGACGGTGACGGTAACCACCTCCGCCTCCGCATGGGCGCAGTACATTGCGTATGCGTTCCGAGGTCACTCGCTCACCTCGCTCCCCGGAGCGCTGAGATACAGCCCAGCGACAGCGAACGGTGTCTACCCGGCGCTGACCGTCACGCCCTATACCGAATACGCCGCCCTGGCGTACGGAGTTGGCCCCGACCCAACGACGGTAGGCGGCGCTCCGACCACCCCAACAACTCCTGGACCGTGGTCTAACTACGTCACCCAGGTGGGCGTGCTTGACCCCCTGCAACGTGCGATTTGGTCGACGCAATCACCGCAAAAGCCTGCCGGCACGAACATCAATCCTGGCGCCGATCCGAACATCGCGAACGCGATTGGCTGGACCCTGGCAGTGCCAAACCGTGGCGTGTTCCCGTTCAGCGGCACGGTCGCGATTGCCTCTGCGGCGTCGGGCGTTCTCACCTCGGTGGCACCCCCGCCTCAGCTACTGTCCGGGACCGTCGCCCTGACCAGCGCTGTAGTAGGGGACATCACCATCTCGACCGGGCCGGTCAGCATGGCGGGCGTCTCCGCCGTGACGAGCGGGGCGACCGGTACCCTCTCCACGGTCGTCGGCATGGCGGGCGCCGTTGGGATCGTCTCGTCGGTGGCCGGTGCTGTGAGTGGTCGCCTCGCTGTCGCGGGCGTCGTGGCCATTCACAGCGCTGTCGAGGGCGACATCATTCGGCAGACAACAATGGCCGGCGCCGTCACCATCGTCAGTCGAGCCTCGGGCAACATCACCGCGGTGCGCATGGTGTCGGGCACAGTGCCGATTGTCTCCGCGCTCGCGGGGGCGATCACGACCAGGCTCGCGGTGCAGGGCGTGGTTGCGATCGTCTCCGCCGTGTACGGCGAGATCACCATCCGCGTCCGCCCTGGTGCCGGCGGATTCCCGGACCCGCCGCTGTTCCTGTACCCCGATGCGCCGGTGCTGCAACTGACCGGCAACGCGCCCGTACTGCACCTGGTCGGGAGCACTGAGATTCTCGACTTGGAGGCTCTACCATGAGGCGTGTGGTGACAGTGAAGCAGCACGACAACGTGCGCACGACGTGGCAGGCGAGTCTGGATCTCACCGACGCCACCACGCGACTGCTCGCGCGGCGGCCGAATGCCCCGGTGGTCGAACTCGAGCACACCGTGATCGACGCCCCGGCGGGGATCGTCGAGCACATCACGACCGGGCTCCTGCCGGTCGCGGACTATCGCGTAGAGCTCGAGATCACCCGCAACGGCGAGCGCATCACCGCACCCACCGATCACTACGAGAACCTCCGCATCATCACGGACCTGGGGTAGGACATGACACTCGAAGAGATGCTCGCCTTGCTCCCCGACAACTCGGTGGGGGCGATCGACGCAGCGGACCTGCGCGTCATCGTCACCGAACTCTTCCATGCGGCGAACACCTACGCCCAGACATTCTCGTACGCCTGGTCGACGACCGGCGGCTCGCCGAGCACCGGCAAGGTCATCACCAGCAATCTCGCCTGGGACGACAGTGTCACCGAGATTGACATCAACGAGACGACGTCGGACGGCTACACGCTCGTCTTCAACCTGTTCGACGCATCGGACGGCGGCCAGGTCTGGCTGTCGGGAGCGCAGGGCGGCATCCTCCGCACCACGATCACCGCACCGTCGGTGGACAACGGTTCGTACCGGTCGATCCCCGTCACCGTCGATTCATGGGTCGGCCCCGCCCCGGCCAACAACGAGAAGGTCACCGTCACCGTCCTTGTGAGGCTGCTATGACTCCTGTTGATGAGTTCTCCACGGCGTTCTCCACAGCCTTCGACCCGGTTGCCACAAGCACATCGCGGTCGCCATCTGCCGTCTGCTACCCACCTGGGGCCGACTGGGGATGCGCGTACACCCTCGACCAGCTGGACGACATGCGCGAGAAGCCCGAGGTGCTCGCAGTGATGGAGCGTTCCGAGGCGCTCGCCTGGATGACCCTCGCCGCACTCACCGCCGACCAGGTCGGCACCTGTCCGATCACCGTGCGCCCCTGCAAGGCGGGGTGCACCGGGGGTGGCGTGTATCTTGCTGCTCCGGCCGGGTTCAGCGGTCACTATGCTGGGGTCCAAACCGGCCGGGCCGGTTTCAATCCGCATGTCGGAGTCCAAGGTCAGTGGGTCAACAGCTGCGGCTGCTCCACGGACTGCTCGTGCGGCACGTTGTGCGAAGCCATTCTCCCTGGCCCGGTCGGTGACATCCTCGAGGTCTGGCTGAACGGCGCACTGCTGGATCCCACGGCGTACCGTGTCGACAACGGCACGCGGCTGGTGCGCACCGACGGTGAGTGCTGGCCGACGTGCCAGGACATGGCTCAGGATGCTCACGGCGTCGATGCGTTCAGCGTGACGTACTACCGCGGCGCAGCCCCAGATGTGGTCCTACTCTGGATCGCTGGCCTGCTTGCCGTCGAGTGGTTCAAGGCGTGCACCAGCGACAAGACCTGCAGGTTGCCGCGCGGGGTTCGGAATGTCTCGCGGCAGGGCGTCAGCTATCAGATCGAGCAGAACCTATTCTCTGAGGGGACGACCGGGATTCCCGAGGTGGACGCACTCATCGCTCGGTACAACCCGTACGGGCTGAAGATGGCCCCGACCATCTCGTCACCGCAGACGATTCGCCGTCCTCGACAGACGACGTGGAGCCGCTGATGCACATGCGCGAGGAGGGGGCATTGCTCCCTGTGATCACCGAGCTCTCCGCCTGTCTCTGCTCGGAACTCGAGGCGGCAGGATTCGCCATGTGCTTCTGCGGACTCATGCCCGGCGGTGAAGTCCCCCTGGACTTCTGTGGCGGCGACTGTGATACCGAGGGGTGTGGCGGTCAGGGCTGGGTCCGCGTGGTCTCTGTCTTTGCGACAGTTGACTTTCCGACCGCCGCGGAGAACGCTCGCTGCGGCACTGGCCGTGCCGCAGTGATTGAGATCGGGCACGCTCAGTGCGCACCAACTCCCAGTGACGACGGCACGCCGCCGAGCGTTCAGCAGCAGTACAACGCCACCTTCCGCCAGATGGCCTCGATGGACGCCATGTGGCGGACGCTTGCCTGCTGCTTCGGCGCGGACAGGGAGACAGGCTACGTTCTCGGCGAGTACACTCCGATCCCCGCTGGTGGCGGCTGTCTTGCTGCCATCTGGACGATCACCGTGGAGCTCTAATGGCGCACGTCGCAACTGTCTATGAGACGCGACTTGCCGAGCTCTTCGCTAAAAGCAAGAACGTAGCGAGGTTTAGCGAGAGGTTCGCGAGGAAGGTCGTGGCGATTGCCAAGGAGGAAACTCCTAACAAGCTGCTGCCTGATCCTCGACCCTGGAAGTCCGAGCACCTGCGTGAGCAGAATAGGCACCGTGGCTACCTCCGCGCCGGCAAGTACCTTGGTCAGGTCGTCCTCGAGAACACCGCATCGTACGCTCGGTACGCTTGGCGTCGTGGCCCCGCATTCGCCTCGGGTGGTCCGCGCAACGGTCTGCAGGTGCCACGTATCCATGTCAACGGCGGCTTGCGCAGCGGCAAGGGTTCCACCTCGGGCAGTAGCCAGGGCTTCATCTATCCACGTTCGGTCGGGCCGCACTACGACGTAAGGCCACATTGGCTGCAACGCGCCGTCTACAAGGCCGTCAATAAGTTCTGACCCAGTCGACGCTTCGTTGATAGTGGGATACTCTCTGCACGAGCGGGCGGGCGTCCGCACGGAGAGGGATCCATGAAAGAGTTCGCGGCTGCGGCCACGGCTGAAGTCGAGGGGGAAGAGGCTCAAGTCCTTGAGTTCGCCCTCGCCGGCCAGGAGTTTGTCGCCAACAAGGCATCCGTCGGGCAGATGGCTCTGGTCGTCGCGGCAATGGATGAGAGCGAAGGCGTGCAGGCTGTTGGGGCAGTCTTCCGCTTCCTCCGAGGTGTCCTGCAGGGGGACGGGTATCAGCGTCTGCGAGAGCTCGTCGCCAAAGGGGTCGTCTCCTTCGACCTTCTCGCGGGTGGTGACGACGACAATGAGGAGGGGATCGTGGACTGGATCATCGAGAAGTCGTCCGCCGACCGCCCTACCAAGCGGCCTACCGACTACTTGCCATCACAGGCCAGCGGTGGGCAGAAATCGACGGGGCGCTCACGGGGGCAGGGGTCGATTCCCTCAAGCTCAGCCCGAGCCGCTTCCTGAACTACGTCTACGTCTGGTGTCTCGATCGCATCGCGGACGATGCGCGCGAGCAGTGGATCAGCGATCTCAATGCTCCTATCAGGGGTCCGGGGGGTGGCGGTAGAGTGAGCCAGGCCCAGGTCGACGAAGAGATGTCACTGTTCAGGCGGGCCCAAGGCACTTTGACCTAGAGGGAGCCTGATGGCAGGGGTATCAGTGGAGGTGTACCCGTGGCCGATGTGATTGGTCGGGTAGAGTTCCTCGTCGGGCTCGATGGCAGCCGTCTCCCCCGGCAGGCGAGGCGGCTGGCGAAGCAGATCGGCGCGTCGGGTGACGAAGCTGGTGACGATTTCGGCAAGGAGTTCTCCGCCGCCGCCGGGCCTCACCTGTCGAAGTTCGCACAGAAGACGGCGGACGATCTCTCCAAGGCGGGCAAGCTTGGCGGCCGTAAGCTCGCGGACGACTTCGCTGACGTCGCACTGAAGCGTGTCCGCGAGAAGCGGATCGACATCGCCAACGCGCTGTTCGATCAGCACGGCTTCGACGATCTGGTGGATCGGTTCGGCAGTGTTGATGCCGCCGTCCTGCACCTCAAGACCTCGATCAGCGCACTGAACGAGGAGAACATTCTCGACAGCAAGGGTCGACTGAGCAACAAGCTGGTCATCACAAAAGAGGAGATGGAGTCCCTCAATAAGACCACTGATCTCTTCGCAGACAACCTCCGCAGTCGACTCATGCCCGCCCTTGCTGACACGAGCGTGGAATCCGACAAGACTGCGGAGTCCATCAAGAAGGTCGGAAAGGCCAGCGAGGACGCCGACAGGCGCTCCAAGCCCTTCTTCTCCGGCATGAAGTCGTTCCTGGGCGGCAAGGGTGGCCTGTCTACTGGGGCGATCGTCGGCCTGGTTGCCGGGGCCCTCGAGCCGCTATCTGTAGTGCTGTCCGGGGCGAGTGCCGCGCTGTCAGGGCTGATCGGATCAGCGGGGGCGGCGATCGGTGGCCTCGCTGCTGTCGCAGGACCAGCCATTCTGGGACTCGGGTGGACGATCCTCCACGCCGTGTCGGCAGCGAAGCTGATGAAGGATGAGTTCCCTGCCGCGCAAACCGGGATGGACAATCTCGCGAAGGCTGCCGAGGGTGACTCTCGGGCATTCGCTCGGGCCTGGGGGCCCGCGCTTGCCGAGTTCACAGAGACACTCGCGGATCTGTGGCGTAACGACAAGATGGGCGAGCGTGCAGGAGCAGCGCTCGGCAAGGTCACCAAGGCGTTCACGAAGGTCCTGAAGTCCCCGGCGTACAAGAACTTCCAGACCGCGATGGAGACCGACATCCCGGACTCGATCGCAAACATCGGCGGGGCTGCGGCATCGCTGACTGGTGGGCTGCTGAACATCTTCGCGGCGGCATCCCCGTCATTGAAGAAGCTCAGCGAGAAGCTCTCCGACGTCGGTGAAGCCTGGGAGAAGGACATCCAGAAGAAGTTCGACTCGGGCGAACTGCAGGACACCATCGACGGAATGGTCGACTCGTTCGAGATCTGGCTGGACGCGATCGGGGACATCGGCGAGGCCCTGGGGACATTCTTCGGGGAGGGTAAGGAATCTGGCGACCGCATGGTGGAGACCCTCGGGGACGCCTTCACCGCCTGGGATGACTGGATGAAGTCGGTCGAGGGTGCCGAATCGCTGGATACGTTCTTCTCCGGTGGAGAGGACATCTTCGACACGCTCATCGAGCAGCTGCCGAAGATCGGAGAGTTCTTCGACCAGGTCGTCACTCAGGAAGCGATCGACCGCACCACGAGCATGCTGGACACTCTCGGCGACATCGTCGAAGGCCCCCTCGCGGACCTGACCAACATCATCGGAGAGCTTGACCCCTTCGGCCTGATCGCCACCGCGGTGTTCGAGTTCGGCGAGGCACTGAAGCCCCTGAAGGAGCCGATGGAGGATCTCGCCGGAGCGTTCAACGACATCTTCGAGGCCGGGATCGACCGGCTCGCGCCCATCATCGAGGACATCGCCGAGGCGCTCGCCCCATTCGTGCAGGGACTCGCCGACTTCATGGAAGAGCACCCGAAGGAGATCGCGGACGCACTGCTCCTGATCGCGGGGGGACTCCTGGCCATCAAGGTGGTCAAGCTGGGCACGCTCGCCGCTGACTTCCTGCTGTTCTCGTCTTCCGTCGGCGTGGGTGGCGAGAAGGTCAAGAAGTTCGACACCGGGAAGTTGAAGAGGATCGGTGGGGGGATCGCCACGGTCGCCGCGATCACCGCAGTGTCCTTCATCCCCGACGAGTTCTGGGACTCGCTCGACGTGGAGAGCAACGTCGCCGAGAACACCCTCACGGGTGCCGCCTGGGGGCGCATGTTCGGCTGGTGGGGTTCCGCCATCGGTGCTGGCATCGGGTATATCTACTCCCTGTTCACCGACTTCGAGGCCACCTTCAACGACACGGGCCTCAAGCTCACCGCCGCCCTCGTCTCTGGCCCCCCTGGTCTGTTTCAGGCGGAACTGGTCACCTGGTTCGCCTCGCTCGTCCCCGACGAGTGGCGGACCAGTGACAACCCGCTCGAGAACGCGCTGTCGATGCTTGAGTCGGCGACTATGGACCCCGGATCGTTCATCCTGAACCTGCCGATGATCTTCGAGGGGATCTGGGCGCAGGTCTCCACGGGCTGGGCGGACCTTGGTGCCAATTGGAGCCTCCTCTGGGCCGAGTTGAACAACCCGGAGCTCTGGTTCGCGATCGCTGAGTCGATCGGCGCGTGGGCATCGGGAGTGACCACGGAGTTCGGGACGTGGCTCGGTGACATGGGCGTCGAATGGGGGAACTTCTGGGCAGGGCTCCGTCCCGTCTCGGACGATGCATGGGGCACGATCACGTCGACGATCAGCACCTGGCAGGCGGAGATCTTCGCAGGGTTCATGGAGTGGTTCGGTCGCACCATCGGGGAGTGGAACTCCTTCTTCGAGGACCTGAAGAAGGATCCTGTGGGGACCTTCAAGGACATTCAGGCGACCATCCTCGCAGGGCTGGTGAACGCGGCCCTCACCATCTCGAGTTGGTACAGCGGTGTCACCGGCGACTGGAACGCCTTCTGGGTCGGCCTGCTCGCGACCGTCGTCAGGACGATCAACACGATCCTTGGAGTGATCGACCGGATCTTCGGCCCGATCGGCACAGCCATCGCGCGCCTTCAGGACTTGTTCAGCCAGGGGGGCAGGGCTCCCGGCGGCGGCGGGGGCGGCGGCGGGGCAGCCGCCTCTGGCGCGCTGGTCCTCGGTCCTCGTCGATTCCTGGTGGGAGAGGCGGGGCCCGAGGCGATCGTCCCACTGCGCCGTCCGCTCAGCCAGGTTGACCCTGCTGTCCGCGGCCTCAGTGCCATCGCCCAGGGGATGGTGCAGAGGCAGTCCGACGGGGCGCCTGCCGGCGGCCCGTCGAAGGTCGTCAACATCGCCCAGGGGGCTATCGTCGTGCAGGGCAGCATGGCACCAGAGACCACTGCGACCAACGTCGTGAACCGTATAGCGGAGCGCATCGGCGCATAAGGGGAGGTGAGTCCCGTTTACGAGGGCTTCTTGCAGTTCGGCGAGACAGAGATCATCAACGACTCCCGCGCCGTGGGGTACATGCAGTCAGGGGATTGCTCGGTCAGCTGGCTGAACCATCCGGCGTGCGAGGGCATCCAGCAGATCGACAACGAGGGTCGCCCATACGACATCGAGAACATCGAGGACGCCCCCTGGTATGACCCCCGGGACGAGACGACGGCACGCTTCCTCGGAGTCCACGGGCTCAAGATGGAGAACCTCCCCGGTTCAACGCGGGAGGGGAAGGCACAGGAGGCGATCACTCCCGGCGGCGTCGTCGGCCGCGTGCGCAACACCACGCGCCGGGTGCGCGTGGAGGCGGTGCTCTCCGCCCGCGGAGAGGACGCTCTCGAGGCGGGCTTCTCCTGGCTGGACGCCGCTCTGCGCCCGCTGCGCTGCACCCAGCTGCACTCGCATGAGGGCAGCTGCACGGGGAGCGCCAATGCCATGTTCTTCACCTCGTGCCCTCCGCTGCGCAGAGAGTTCACCTCGCCGGAGGTCTTCTGGAACACCCCGCTGACGAACCTCGTCACGAACCCCTCGTTCGAGGCAGCCACGGGCACGGCGTTCGCGATGCGAACGAACATCGCGCCGAACCCGGCGTTCGAGACGACCACGGCATTCCCCGTGCCACTGCGCTACAACCTCGCAATCAACCCTGGCTTCGAGGTGGACACCGCCGGGTGGTCGGGGGGCAGCGCGACAATAGCGCGGAGCACTGTCGACAAGCACGACGGGACGGCGTCGGTGCTGGTCACCACGGCGGCTGCCTCGAGCACGACCGGCGATCTCCGCCTTTCCTCCGGCAGCGCGACCGTCTTCCCGACTGGCATCCTCGCCGGCAAGACGTACACCATCAGCGCATGGGTCAACATGCCGATCGCGCTGGCATCGCCGAGCAACGCGGCGACCTCGCGGCAGAATCGCATCCTCTGCTGGTACTCGATCGACGGCTCGACCCTGGTCCCCGTCTTCGGCACACAGGGCACGAACACGGTCGGGTGGCAGCGCATCTCCACGACATTCACCATCCCCTCCAACGCGACCGGCGCGCTCATCGGCATCGGGTGCGCAGGCTCTGCCACCGACCCCGCGTTCCAGACGTACGTCGACAGCGTGCTGATCGAAGAGTCCCTCACCCTCGGCACCTATTTCGACGGCTCGACAGGAGTCCAGGGAGACTACTACCACCTGTGGCAGGGCACGGCACACGCGAGCGCGAGCTCGCAGAATGGCGCGGAACCGGCAAACGTCACCGCTCCGCCAGGGACGCAGGCGCTGCGGTACAGCACCCTCTCGGCGCCCCATTCCGGCACGAGGTCTCTGCGGTTCGTGCTCACGGCGGGATCGCCCACAGCCATCGGGTTCCCCGTGACTTCGGCGTCGGTGACGAACGGGGCCACGTACACGATGATGGGCGTAGTGCGCCCAATGACGCGCACGCAGATCTTCACGCCGCGCATCGGCAATACGAACGGCACGCCCTTCACGGCGCCGGTCGGCGTATGGACCCCCTTCCGCACTACCGTCCTGACGACGTCCACATCGTCAGGGGCGACGGGACTTCTGATCCCAGGCGCGGGGAGCTCGCACGCGGTGGGCGACATCATCGACATCGACCAGGTGCTCATCGTGGACGGCACCTACACTGGCCCGTACTTCGACGGCGCGACCGTGGCGAAGGAGCGGCGGAATGTCGCCCCGAACCCGCAGCTGGCGACAGCGTCCACCGGGTGGGCAGTCTCGGGCGGCACTGGATCGCGTGTCGCGGTGACGGATCTGCCCGGATTCTCGTGGGCGTACCAGCAGACCCAATCGGCCGTGCCGACCACCCGGCGCCTGTACGCAGACCTGACCAACCGAGTCACACCGGGCTTCACCTATGCCGTCTCGGTGTGGGTGCGGGTGACGCAGGCAGGCGGCGGGTCGTGGGAGCTCCGAGCCGGAGACTCCACGGGCATGGACCCGGCGCTGGCGACAGCCATCGTCATCGGCGACGGGACGTGGCGCCTGATGACGCTTACCTTCACCGCCACCACGGCCAACGTATTCATCGGCCTGCGACGCACGACGGCAGGCTCAGGATCAGAAACCTTCGGACTGACAGGGCTCCTCGTGGAGGAGGGAAAGACTGTCCCCGGCGAGTTCTTCGACGGGGCGACCACTGTCGGCGTCCTCACTGCAGCCTGGGAGGGGACGGCGAACAACTCGCCGTCCTACCTCTACAGCCCTGACTCCACATACGCCTGGACGGGCACGGCGCACGCGAGCACGAGCACACAGACGGTCACGCTCGTGGCGGGACTGAACGGGACGAACGGCATCCAGGGCACCCTGTCTACACAGTGGTCGAGTGACCGTGCCAAGAGCCTGCGCATGATCGTGACGGACACTACATCCAGCGATCGCTACCGGTACTTCACTCTGTCGACCATCGCGTCCGGCCAGAGTGTCACCGTCAACATGGTCACCCACGTCGACACCCCCACGACCTTGTCGGGCGCGGTGACCCTCAGTGAGGCCAGCGGCGCTCTCCGCAACCTCGTGATCATCCCTGCGTCCACTGCACTGAGCGGGACTCAGCAGTGGAGCACGACGGTGACCATCCCGGCTGACTGGGTCGCATCCAAGCGCCTCATCTTCCGCGGTTCCACGGTTGCCGGCGTGGACGTCTGGTACGACAGCGTGCTCGTCGTGGCCGGGGCGTACGACGGCCCTTACTTCGACGGCGCGTTCCCCGACTCCACCGTGGCCGAGATGGAAGTGCCTGGGGCGTTCGTCGGCACGTACGAGTGGACCGGGACGGCTGACGCCTCGACGTCCGTCGCGACGACAGGCAGCGTCATCGCCATAGAGGACGAGGGGAAGTGGCAGGCGGCTGTCGACAAGGTCGTCCGCTACATGCACACCACGACATGCGTTGCCGGGCCGACGGTCGTGGAGAAGTTCCATCGCGGGGACGCCTGGGGATACGTGGTCGAGTTCGTCCTGGTCTCCGCTGTCCCCTGGCTGTTCGGCACGACGATGATCCTGGACAAGCCCCCGGGGTTCACCGACGTCATTCAGGATGTCCCCTTCAACCTCGTGCCGTACCCCTCGGCAGAGCTCGAGTCGGGGACCGTGGTCGCCTCGACGAACTTCGTGACGAACCCCTCAGCGGAGACGAACGTGACCAACTGGGTCGTCGTCGCCGACGGGACCAAGATCCTGCCGGCGCAGGTGGGGATCTCGCAGGGCGTGACACCCACCGATCCTGCCTCGGTGGGCACGAAGTCGGTCAAGGCGCTGTTCACCGCGAACACGACGAACACGGCGGGCTATTTCGGCACCCAGCAGACGGTGGCTCTGCCGGGCCACACCTCGACTACGCGCTACTCGGTCAATCTCTGGGCAACAGCGAGCATCCAGTCCGGCACCGCGGTGCTCGGGACCATCGAGTACGTCGTGTTCTGGTTGAACGCCTCGGATGTAGTCCTCGGCTCCGTCTTCTTCGGATCAGGCCCAGCGACGGGAGGAGCCAAGTCGGTCGACAAGCTGCTCCCAACGGCAGGCACCGTCAAGGCCGTCATCGAGGCTCGCCTCAATGTCACGTCGTGGTCCTCAGGTGCCCTCATCCGGCTGTACGCGGACGCCGCGGCCATCACGACGCCTTAGGAGGGATGACATGGCGAATCAATCAGGAACCTTCCCGCTGCGGAAGTATGACTGGTACGGCGGCTCGCTGGAAGTCCGCTGGTCCGTTACCGACCGGGGTGATAACAGGTCGGACGTGTACGCCGCACTGTGGGCGAAGACGAACGGCTTCACCACGTACGGCCCGAGCGCCTACTTCACCTTCCGCCTCGGCGGGAGCGACGGGAACTGGACGGGCGCGGTCAGCGTGTCCGGCTCGTGGAAGATGATCGCGGAGCGCGGTCGAACCATAGACCACGGTGCAAACGGGTCACTGAACGGCATCGACATCGGCGTGCTCGCGGGCGAGGTGTACGGCACCTCGTTCAACAGCATCGCCTACGATGGCGTCAACCTGATCTACGTCAACGCGACGGACTACGTCGTCCTGCCGTATGCGCCGTACAACCTCCGCATCGCCGGTGGCTCGGTCACCGCGACCTGCTTCGGCGTGTACTACGACCGCAGTTCGCATGACAGTCTTGACCGCTCTGACCAGGCACAGTGGGCCACCGACAGCGGATTCACCAACGTCGTCTGGACCGATGAAGGTCCGCAGGGCTTCACCCAGCCCTGTACTGCCGCACCCCCTTTCTCTCTGACGCCAAGCACGAAGTACTACGTCAGGGTGCGCTCGCACACGTCGGCGGGCTGGGGCCCGTGGTCGGCAGCGATCAGCCAGACGACGCTCCCCGCCACTCCGCCCGGCCTGTCCGTGTCGGCCTCGCCGTCGGGTACGTCATCTGTCGCGACGATGTCGCCCCCGGGTGGGGTCACGGGCGTGGACTCCTACACCTTGGAGTGGCGCCTCCAAGGCACCACACCGTGGACCGCGGTGACCACTGGCACGACGTATACCGTCACCCCCCTCACTCCGGGGCTGACCTACGAGTACCGGGCATCCGCACGTATCGGTGGGTACACCAGCCCGATCTCGACGACCGTCACGCTGGCGCAGCCGAAGCCGAACACCGATCCCGGTGACTACTTCGACGGTGACACGGCGAGCCCGGCGAGTGGCGATCTCGACTACTCCTGGTCGGTGCCGGCCTCTCCGCACGCCTCGACATCCATCGCCACCGCGAAGGGCGTGATGGGCTGGGAGGCCGAGTTCACGACCAGCGGCGGCGCCGGTGTTCTCTACCGCATCACGGCGGGGATCTTCGGGTCGGTCTATGCGGCCCGGGTGCAGCTGTCCAGGGACGCCACGACGGCAGGGCTCCGTGCCGGCCAGCAGGATCTCGCTCCGTACTGGACGGACGTCTCTGGCGGCTCGCCATACATCGGGTCGATCTCTGTCCGGCCGAGCCGGTCACAGCGGCTCGCCGCGGAGGTCACCTGGCTTACGACGGCCGGCACTCTCATCTCGAGGTCGGTTGGCGCAGCGACTGTCGTGGCGGGCGGGACATGGGCGCGTCTGGTCGGTGGCGGGACTGCCCCCGCCACCGCGGTTCACGCCGTCGTGCGCGTCATCGACGTCTCCGGAACTGGCTGGTCGAAGTGGCTCGGCGGGGAGTCCATCGAGCTTGACGGGGCGATGATCTCGCTGAACGAGCAGTTCCCCTACTTCGACGGGTCGATGCTGACCGATGGGGTGTACGTCTACGAGTGGTCGGACCCCGCGAAGCCGAATGCCTCGACATCCACGCGGACGCCGATCGAGCAGGCGAATCTCGAAGTGCTCGAGTCGCAGCGGATCGGGGCGCGGGCGATCCTTGATCCCGCCTGCCTCCCGCCGACACCGCCGCGTCCGCCCGTCATCGAGAATGCGTGCGTGACAGACGCGGCACTCTGGCGTCGTGCCATCGCAGCGATCCCCACGGGCATGATCTCCGAGTACCTCAACGTCGTGCCGACCTTCGAGATCGTGACCACCACGAAGGCCGTCAACCAGGTGCGCATCCGGCTCTACCCGAATCCGACCGAACTGCCGATCGACCTCGTCGATCTCAGCCACGGCTGGATCAGCGAGCAGATCATCTCGTACGTGCCGATGCACACGGTGATGACCATCGACGGGGTGCACCAGCGCGTGTACGCCGAGGTCGGGGGGCTGGAAGCGATCAGTGCAGACCACCTGTTGTACGGCTCAAAGGGGACACCGGCGACCTGGCCGGTACTCACCTGTGGGCAGGCGTATGTGATCGTTGCCGACATCCCGGTCGAGCTCACGCAGGACGACGCGCGCCTGTACACCCAACTGACAACGCGGTACTGAGAGCGGGCGCTACTGATGACGCATGGGGTTTACGGAGGCGAATGCGTAGCCGGTCACACTGTCTACGTGTACGACAGGGGCGGCATGATGCGCGTGGCGCAGCTGCTGGATGTCTCCGAGGTGCGATGGACGCGCGATCGCGACAGCGTCAGTGAAGCAAACATCCGCATTGAGGGGGACGCTTGCTCAGAGCAGGCCGCCATCCTGGCGGCCATCGAGCCGAAGCGCAGTGAGATCGTCATCTACCGTGGCGAGGATCGCGTCTGGGAGGGCCCGGTCTGGCGCGTCGGTTGGCACGCCAACTACGTCGAGATCAATGCACACGACGTGATGGCCTACGTGATGGCGACTCCGCTGTCGAAGGAGTGGGACAACCGATTCCGCGCTGACTACGACGACGAGGGTAACCCCATCGTGATCTATACCCAGCCGACCGAGGTCACCACTCGTATCAGCAACATCCTGAACTACGAACTGGACCGGTGGGAGGTGCTTTCCCCGCCGGCCAACATCAAGCCGCACCTGAGCTTCCACCACTTCCCGAACGAGGCGCGCACATCGGCATACACGATCCCGTACGAGATGACCGTCGGTGAGCACATCCAGGCGCTCGGTCGCACGGCCGGCATCGACTGGACGGTGCTTGGGCGCTCAATCCACGTCTGGGATGTGTCGCGCTCGTTGGGTAAGACGCGCACGCTCACCGAGGCGGACTTCTTCAGCGAGGTCATCGTCACTGCATACGGTGCGGACATGGCGGCTGAGGTCTACGTCGTTGGCCGCAACGGGAAGTATGGTCACGCGAGTGCGCCGAGCCCTTACTACGGACCCTGGACGATGATCCTGACCCCGTACAACGAGGAGGGCACGCAGGAGCCCACTCAGGGCGAGCTCGACAGCCAGGCAAAGCGGAACCTGAACGGCAGGATGCCAGTCCCTGTTGAGGTGCGCGTGCCGGACAACTCCGGGATTCGACTGAACGCATCGCTCACGATCCATGACCTGGTCCCCGGCGTGCAGGTGCCCTTGCTTGCCACGCTGAACGCACGGAAGATGAGTCAGCTGCAGAAGATCGACAAGGTCACCGTGACAGAGACGCCGGTGGGGGAGACGGTCCAGGTCACTCTGACGCCCGCTACCAAGCCTGACGAAGACATCGAGGAGCCCTGATGGGATTTCCACCCCAGGACAAGACGTTCGAGGGTGTCCTCAGGGACATGAATGTGCGACTCGACCTCATCGAGCGCAGGCTTTCGGGTGCCGGGAGTGGTACGAGTGTCGGTTCAGGCGCCTACGGCGTGCTCGACCCGAACTATCGGATGGGCGGGCCGGCGAAGGTGAAGGTGGGGAGCGATACGGCCCTGTCGGGGCCGTATGGCTGGCGGGTGCCCTATGTCCCGAACGGGTCGCGCCAGGTGTCGCTGGCGTGGACAGGTTCGACCTGGGAGATCGCCGGCCAGCCTGACTCAACCCCGACGGGCGGGTTCGTGCCGCTGGTGCTGTCGAGCAAGTTCAACGGCTACACCACGCACCAGCTGGACGCCTCCTGGAATGAGCGCATCGGCGCAACGCGGCTGCCGACGGGACTGATCGTGCTCAGCGGCCTCCTCCGCAATGACCAGGACACCGTGGCCAATGAGGTGATCGCGACGCTCCCCCCGAAGTACCGCCCCGAGTACACCGTCATCGTCAGCGTCTCTTGGAACGACGTGCACCGCCCTCTTCAGATCACCCCCAACGGGGACATCTACTTCCGGGCCAACATCGTGCCTGCGGGCGGGTACACCTCACTCGATGGCATCGCGTTCTGGGCGGCGGAGAGTGAGGCGACCGGCAACTGGGTAAACATCGGAACGGGGGGCACCTCGTTTGCGGCAGGGTTCACGAACCTGCCCGCCTGGGATGGCGTGCATGGCCACCCGGCTGTGTACACCGACCGGTACGGCTTCGTCTGGGGCCGGGGGCTGGTGCAAATCACCGCCGCACAGTCGGTGGGGAATACGCCGATGATCAACCTCCCGACCGCATCTCGAGCGCACATGCAGCAGCACTTCCGCACCACGGCGAACGAGGGGTTTGCGCTGATCGGCTCACGGCCAGAGGGTGGCGGCATCGACTGGAAGCCGCCGACGCCGGGGACGGTGGGCAGCTGGGTGAGCCTGTACGGGTTCGCGATCACGACCCCCGCCGCCGCCACGGGCAATGCGTGGGCCACGCCATACGTCTACAAGAACAACTGGCATCGGTACAGCGCGGCGTTCCCCGACATGGGCTGGGTGCGGCGCGGCGACGGGGTTGTGATGATGCGTGGGCTGGTCAGCAGCGGGACGGATAAGACCGCCATCACGGCCCTCTCGGGCTATCCCGAGGTATACCCCCATGCTCGACGGGTCATCATCAGCACCGTGTCTGCCGAGGCGCCGGCACGCGTCGACATCCGTGGCGAACAGTGGGATCAGTCGGACGGCCCGGGCGAGATCGTGGCCAGAGGCGGGACGTCGCCCACCTGGATCGCCTTCGACTCCATGATGTACGTGCCCTGACAGAAGGAGGACAGTATGCCCGATGTGACCATCGTCGTTCGTCATCGCGTCGGGGGCGCGTGGCGACGAACCCGGGAGAGCTACCCCATCCCGGAGAACATCGACGCGGCCAACGTGGACGACTTCCTCGCGGCAATGGTGGAGCACACGGCGGCGCTGCACCAGCAGGAGCACTTCGGCCAGCCCGAGCGCGCGCTCGTGGATGCTCTGCGCCGGCAGGTGCTCACCGGCATCCTGAACGATGCGCTCGACGGGCCGGGCCGGAGACTCGCCGCGCGCGCGCTCGCGGTGCTCGCGCTCGATGACCGGCAGCTGCTCGAGGCGCATGCCGGCGGGCGCCGCACCGGAAGGAACGCTGGCTGATCGTGGCGAAGCACAAAAGACCACTCGACATCTGGACCACATACGCCAACCACACGGGCGTTGATTTTCCCTACCCGTCCTGGACGCCGGTCCCGGCGACGGGGGCAGGCTACGTCAGTGCGCGCGGCAGCAACGATCGCGGCGGCAACTTCTGCTACGTGATCTACGACGACGGGCAGGTCGACGGCAACTTCCACCTGCCTGACCACTCTGGCCCCGGCGAGGGTACCCGCGTCAGCGAGGGCACGACCGTCGCGTACGTCGGGAACACTGGCAACTCGACAGGGCCGCATCTGCACAATGAGGTCGAGTACCCGCAGGGCAATCGGCGCGAGCCGGACGACTACTGGAACTGCGTGGAGCAGGGTGCTGGCGCCTACGTGGGTGGCGGCGGTGGTGGCGGCGGCCCGGTCGGCGGCAACCAGCGCGTGGTGGGGCCGAACCCGGCGAACGGGCGCGATGACCCGAGCACGGCGAACCCGGCAACGCAGCAGCTGAACCCCGGCACCGTGGCGACGATGGACGGCTGGGTCTACGGCGAGAACGTCAGCGGGAACAGCGTCTGGTTCCGGGGCGCGTTCAGCGGGGACTGGTTCTGGTCCGGCGGCTTCACTGACACCGGCACGCACGACCTCACTGACCTCAACGAGACGGTGCCCGACGTGGGGCCGACGCAGCGACAGGTGGGCGTAAACCCGGCGAACGGGCGCAGCGAGCCGACCACGGCGGTGCCGGTGGTGCAGACCCTCGACGGCGGCGCCATCGCCGACATGAACGGGTGGGCGCACGGCGAGGCGGTGCAGGGCCAGGATGTCTGGTTCCGCGGCGCGTACGCCGGCAATTGGTTCTGGGCGGGGGGCTTCACCGACCAGGGCACACACGATCTGCCGGAGGTGGCGCCGGAGCCGGCGCCCCCGGCGTACACGTTCGAGGCGTTCGACCCGGTGGTGACTGAGGTGGTCCCGTGCGCCCCAGAGAACTACGAGTCAGGGCAGGATGGCGAGCGGTTCCCGACCGACCAGACAGAGGTGGTACTTCATGACTTCGGAACCGATGGACAGGACACCTACAGCGGCACCGTCGCCTGGTTCCAGAATCCTGCCGCCTCCACCAGCGCCCACTTTGTCGTCAGCGGGGGGCATCGAACGCAGATGGTCTCACTCTCTGATCGGGCTTTCCATGCCGGAGCAGACGGCAACTGGTTCATTGGCATCGAGGTCGACCCGGTGGTTGGCCAGGTAGTCGGCACGCCGAATCGCCAGGAGACGATCGACAGCGTGAACCTGCTGCTGGATGCGCTCCGGGCGTACTACGCGGTGGACACGTTCGTCTATCACCGGCACAGCGAGTTCATGAGCACGAGCTGTGGCGATGACATCGACTTCGAGGACTACCCGCAGGACGGGATCATCATCGACCCGTGCGAGGGATGCGAGTGCCCGGAGTGCCCGGAGGTTCCGGCTGACAGTCGCGTCGTATCGGTGGCGCAGCTGACCCGCTGGCGCAACGAGTCGTCGTGGCTGATCGGCGATGAGATCGACACCGTCATACTCGACGTGTGACCGAGGAGGAGCAGCCGGATCGCCGACCCAAGTGGTCGGTGACGTGGCTGTTCCGCGTGCAGCGCGTGGGACGCGAAAAACCCCGCCCCATCTCCGGTGACGGAGGTGGGGCGGGGTTCAAAGGGTGGTTCCCGTGGGCCGTGTTGCTGATGCTCGGCCTCGAGATCGGCGTGCTCGTCTGGCTGGGGATCATCCCCCGCTGAGGCCAGGGATGCGCCGGCTGGGGGGCTGCTTCCACTCGCCCTCTCCGCGCTCGAGCGCTTCGAGGGCGTTCGCTCGCATCGTTTCGTTGAGGAGAGCTCGTCCCTCTTCGCTGATCCGATAGACCTTCGCCGTACTCTTGGCGCCGGTCCTGACCGTGACCTCGACAGCCAGGCCCATCGCCACCAGGTCGGCGCACATCGGAACCTTCTTCGCGCTCATGGCAGCGGGTTCTGCGGCCAGCTGTCACGCTCGCAGTTCCTGCACCGGGCGGGTCCGTACGAGCGCGCCCCCACGTCGTGGTGCTCGTCGGCCTCGAACGTTGCCGAGAAGAACGAGTGCGCGACGGCGACCTGGCCGTTGCCGTACTGCAACTCTGTCGTCTCGCACGTCTCGTCGCTCAGCGTCACGACGACACACTCGGTGCCGAAGTAGGCCGCTGCCAGCTGCTCGGCCTTCGAGATGATCTCAGTACGGGATGCCCCAGAGGTCTGTCCGGTCAGGGTCATGTCGGCTCCTGTTCAATCGGTTGGGGGTGCAGCGGGATCAGCAGATCAGACGGGTCCACGCCCGCCGCGATCAGGTCGTCACGCTTGGACGCGAGGCGACGGCCCTGCTCGGCTAGATCGTTCGGTTGGGTGTCAGTCATGGCCGATGGTCTCCATCATCTGCGCGACCGTCACGCCGGACGGGTCTGTGTTCGGCTCTACCGCGACTGCGGCTCGCACGGCGGCCCAGTAGAGCACCCGGTGCGGGAGTGCCCATGCGACCTTGATCGCGGCCCATTCGCCGGTGCGGTGCAGGCGCTCACCGAGCGTCATCGCGGGCAGAGTCCAGATGGTCGTGATCTTCATGCTTCGCTCCCATTCGTGTGATCTAGCGCGACGGCGACCGTGCAGGATGGGCAGTGGTGCATCGAGGATCGCCCCTCCTTCCACCGCGTCCATCCGAGCTTGGTGACATCGCGACGTTCCGCGTGAACCCAGTGGCCGCAGCGGTCGCAGTGGATTGTGACGGTGTGCGTGACGCTCATGCTCCACTCCCATTCGTGTGCCTGGTACGCCCGTACGGATCGGTGAGTGGACGCACTTCCCACGAGCCGTTCGGCACGTTGAGCCGTGCGAAGTCGTCGGCCTCGACCCGCGTATCGAACGGCCCGACGAGAGGGGGCATCCCGCTGACATGCCAGGTGATATCCAGGATGTACTTCATGCTTGGCTCCCATTCGTGTGGTTCTCGTCGGACCACCCGTAGTCGCACTTGCACAAGTGGTGGTGCGGCATGTGCTGACCCTTGATGCAGGCGTGGTAAGTCAGGAACGGGAAGTCGCTCACATCCTCGGCACACTGCGCCTGACAGCGCGGCGGTTCAGCGATCGGCTGGGGCGCGTCGTAACTCATGCTCCACTCCCATTCGTGTGGACGGATTCCTGTCGCTCGATGCGACGACGAATGAAGTCGGCGTCCATGAGCGCGACCTGTGCTGCGCTCGTGCTTCGCCGGACATCCTCGACTGTTGAGGCGTCGGCCCCGGCCGCCGCGTGTGCGGCGGCCAGGTTGAGGTGAGCGCGCATCGCACGCCAGTCCTTGTCAAGGAATGGGGGAACCACACCCCCCGGATCGTCGCTCATGCGAGCACCCACTCGAGGGCCTGGAACCATCCGAGCTCGACGCCGAACTCGGATGCGCCAGTGTCCTCGTTCTCGTCCACCCAGCCGCGAGTCTCGGCGAGCTTCGCCTGGATCTCTTCGAGCGACTTCATGCGCTCCTCCATGCCGTCCTGATCTTGTCGAACGCCAGGCCGAGAGCGGCCTGCGTGTTGGGGGCTGGCTCGCCGTCCTGCTCCCACTCGCTCTCGATGCACGCGACGGCCATCGCCAGCGCGTCGTACTGTCGGCGAGTGAGGAAGACTGTGATCCGTGTGCCGG